ATTGCTGCTTATATACCTGACTGGCACAACTCCAGACATACAATTTCAGTGGAACATTGCTTCACTCACTGGTACAACAATCCAATGGGGGAGTACGGGTCCTCCATTCTTGAACCTATCGACTGCACCCGCAGCGTCAACTGATTTCAATGCCATGCACGATGAAGGCGAAATATTAAAGCTCAAGGGAAACGGAACCAGTGCAAATGACATAACCGTCGTGCCTGTGTTCGCCACGATACACACAGATGCAACAGGTGGGCAGTTAGAATTTCAATGGGCTCAATTAGTAGCCGATGCTTCCAGCACCACGCTGGAAAAAGGTAGTTATATGAAGGTCACAAGGAATGCGTAATGGACGAGAACAAAAAACCCTCTTTCTTTAAGCGACTCTTCCACATAAAGGATTTGCATTTCCCGCCGATTAAAGTCGGTGCACCTAAATGGAAAACACCAGAGATTAATCTACGTATGCCGTCCCTGAACGGATGGCAGCCTCCCAACCTACGGGTTGCTTCACTTAAAGGTCTACACATCACAGGTGGCGTGTGGAAAGTTGGTACTTGGGGAATTGGGATGGGTCTGTTGGTTACAGGTTTTGCTATTGGTACGTCGGTCATGTTCACCAAAGCAGCACCCCATTTCCCCGAGCCAGCGCAATACCATGTAGCTGCGGTAGCGTCTGACCAGACCCTTAAGGTCGGGGAAGAGTGGACGTTTGAGGACAATACTCCTGCCGAAGAGCGTGAGCTTCAGGTAAATACATTACAAATCAACATGTCAGGCGCTCGTGCTGCGGACATTACCCTCTCTGACCTAGAGATTGGTAAGTCAGACTTAGGGACTACGGCTGCTATACAAATACTAGGTGACACGTCATCGTCGAACTTATTTTACTTAGAATGTGATGAGATCCTAATTACTGGGGTAGAAGCTAAAACATTAAACCTAGCCAACTCAGAGATATTTACGCTAAATATTCTTAATAATGTGGCAGATGGTATCTCAATAGGGCCTACACTCAACGCCGCAGTGCTTGATATCACAGTCACCAGCACTCGTGGTTCAGTAAAAGTACCAGCTGTGACCACTGGTTCCTTCGACAAGATACTCATACACACCGCTACAGCTGCCTCTCAGTGCCGAAAATTAACTATAAGTAACGTGTCTGCCTACGGATCGGGTATAGATTTAGACCATATCAAGGCAGGAACGCTGACAATTAGCTCTAGTAAGATAGGTGACGGCACAGGAATCAACGCTCCGAGCTTCATAATTGCCTCTACAACTAAGATTCAAGTGCTCAACGTTACAGGAAATACGGAAGCACCCGTCTCGGTTAGATAAGCATGAAGCGCGTAATAGCAGTTGGTCTTGCGTTAAGCATATTTATGTTATTACCCGCTACCATTCCTAATATTATTCATGTATCGTATGCAGTCCCTCCAGTCCCAGTCGTTGTGTTGCACACACCCTTCGTAATGGCCCCTGTAACACCACTCAGTGAGGGCATAGGTGCAAGGATAGTTAAAGACACTACTCTCTCTACCGATACAGCAGAGAACGAGGTAATCTTCCTGTCTAAACGGGAACTACTTGATGTATTAGCACAGACCAGTTGGCGTTCGTACATCACAGCGCATATGTTCTACGTAGAAGAAATAGACCGTTGGATTTACGATGACTTTTATGCTGTGAAGCTGTACGAACTTATGATGTGTGAGAGTTCTGGCAGGATAGATGCCATAGGTGACAGGGATATAGGGACAGGTATTTCGGTGGGGTTGTTTCAAATAAACACAGGGTACTGGCCGAAGCTGGCTAAGAAGTACCACCTGTTTAGACCAGTAGACAACGCACAGGCAGCGTATGAGGTCTGGGAAATACTAGGATGGGATGCTTGGAGTTGCCATGACGGATGATGAGCCTAAGAAAACCAGTAGTGGCACCACTATCACGGGAGTACAGCTCCTTGTGGGGATCATATTTGTTCCCGTTGTGATGGTTTGGTTAGCTCTAGGAGCAAGGATTATCTGGTCAGCCACAGGAAACATAGAGACTTTACAGAATATAGAGGGGTTACTCACGGCCCTTGCCGTGCTGAGCCTACCGGTATCACTAGGATTGACTAAACTATTTGAAGCGTTTACTAACGAAATTGATAATAGAAATCGAGATGACTGATGTACCAATACAAAGTAACGCTAGATAGAATTGTTGACGGCGATACCATAGATGTAAATGTGGACTTGGGCTTCACGGTATGGCTCTCCAAGCAAAGAATTAGATTAATGGGTGTGGACACATGGGAGAGCAGGACTAGAAACCTTGAGGTAAAAGCAAAGGGATTACTGGCTAAGGAGTTTACCAAGCACATGGTATCTGAGGCTGAAGAAATAATTCTAATAAGTCATGGGAAGGGGAAGTACGGGAGAATACTTGGTGAGGTAATTTGTGATGGCGTAAGTCTAAATGATGCGCTTGTCGAAAATGGTCACGCCGTTGAGTATTACGGTGGGACTAAGACATTAAAGAGTTAACGGTGAGCGTTGTTAGATATTCTAATGGCCTCAGTCGCGTTAATATTATTAGCAGGGTGGTTAATGGAGGATTTGAATGGCAAGATTAAGATTCAAGGGAGAGTTAGACGGCCTAAAGTACAGCGGGCATCCCGTGTCAGGGACTATATCAAGTTTCTATGGCGTTGTGCGAAAAGAATTATCGGGCGGTAAGGGGCATACGGGCCTAGATATTGCTGGCGACGAAATTGACGGCGCTCCGATTACAGCGCCAATGGAAGGAATTGTGCATAGTGTATTTCTGGCTCAAGAAAATCCCCAACAATATACGATGGAATACTTCTTTGGTAACTGCGTTGTGCTTCGTCATGACGACAGCGACGGCAGTCTTCTTGCTTACACTCTTTATGCTCACATGGCTGCAACGCCAAGCGTCTCGCGCTCTCAACCCGTGAACGAAGGCGACTTGCTAGGGCACGTCGGTAACACAGGCCGAAGCACTGCCCCTCACCTTCACTGGGGCTGCACAGTGACAGACAATCCGTACCTGTCACGATCTAAGGGGTTGAACAATCCCTTAAACTTCCTAGATAATAGTGAAGAGGAAGTAAACGATGTAGATGAGCAGCAGCAGAAAGCAAATGACTTAATTGATGCTGGGCAAAGTATATTAAACAATGTAATAGATGACCTTCAAGGCAAGGTAGATGATATGGAGAATGACTAATGCAAATTTCTGAGGAATATCGAGACATCGGGGAACGTGCAATCAGCACTGGGGTCCAGTCTGCGATTGGGGTAACAGCTGGTATGTCGCTGGCAAATGTGGACATGGATGCTATGGCACTCATAGCCACAGTGTTTATTAGTGCCGCTGCTAGTGTGCTCAAGTCAGGCGTAGCTCAGAAGCTAGTCGGTGATGACAGTGCTAGTCTAGTAACATTAAAGCGCGACCCAAAGACAGGTCGCTTTATGAAGAGGGAGAAATAGATGGCAAGCATTAATAAAAATGGTAAGAAACTATCTGCGTCGGGTACGCCTCATGTCTACCCACCAAAGGACAAGCCAGTCGCAAGGAAGCCTAAAGCAAAATAGAACAAAAAAGGGGGGGCATCCAGCCCCCCCCCTCTACTATGTGCGTTGCTAGTGACTAACTGGTAGGTCGCGCCTTGGGGCAGAGTGCCAGTGCGCTGTCCTTCCAGTTCGGGTCAGCGTAATGTTCTGCCACTATTTGCTTCACTTCGTATTCATCAAACGTCGCGTGGTCATGTGAATGCGGTCTTGATGGAACAAGTATCCGCCACACATTTTCACCTTGAGCATTTCTCATTATTGAACCTTCGGTATGGAAGTAACTGATGTTGTCACGATGCCATCTTTTCCTGCGTTCAATTCGCTGCTTCATAGCTTCATGATTCTTTTGGCTGTATGTCAGGCTTGAGTCAACCAACCGCCCGCGCCACATTTCTATGTGACTCGGCAGCTTGTGCCTGTTTTGCTTTTTCCAAACCAAGTTCGTCATTCCTTGTCGCTCGGACCAGTATTCATACTCGCCAGAATCCTCATCTACCACGAGTAGTCTTTTTCTACCAGTATCGAATTCGTAAATCCAATGGTCTGCGATCTGCTCCGGCAGCTCTTCATGCGAGACAGCTACGTCAGGCCAGTTCTTATCGAACCGCTCAAAGAATGCCCCGTCTTGAAATGCTCGTTCAAGCATGTCCCGATCATCTTCATACGAGTACAGCGTCGGTTTGTAGTCTGTACCTCGGAACGTAAAGCGTCCGTTCCACTTTTTCTTCGGCTTCCCTTCATTAGCCGATGCTTTCAAGTCGTCCATAGTTGACTGCGTATTTATCGTCTCGCCAGATTCTGCGCTATGCATACACACATTGTAACACATGTTGATTGCTTCTGTCAAGTGCCTGAACCTACTCAAACCTATCGTAGTAACTGTTGACTTCTGCTGAATAGTGTGAGACAATGGGTGAGTAGTAGAGGGGAGTCAACGTATACCTTAGCCCCTCTACTACACCTTGAAGGCTTGCAGATTAAAGGTTAATACGGTAGAATTTTTGCTGGAATCACAGAAATAGGAGGACACAGAATGGCAGTACAGATAGAACCAAATACCATTTATTCAATGGACGAGGTATGTCAGATGTTCAAAGTCTCGCAGCCTACCCTGACTAAGTGGGTACGGGATTACGGACTTATAGGGCAAACAGCGGCGGGGGGAGTACGAGGGTATAGATTTTTTGTTGGACAAAATCTCTTAGAATTCTTCGGGAAGCAGTCAGAGCATGAGGCAGCACACGTTTGAAGAGGCACTAGCAGCGCGTAGAGCAGGTATAGAGAAGGTAGAGCGTGGCACTGACCGAGAATGGGCAGACCGAGCTCTTAATGTAATAAAACAAGTAGCACAGCAACGGGAAGAGATTACAGCTGATGAAATATGGGGAGTCCTTGAAGAATTCGGAGACACGCCACGAGAACCTCGTGCGCTTGGCCCAATTTTTACAAGAGCAGCCAAACTTAATTGGATTATT